GACAGTAAATGGCTAAACAAATGGAGAAACTGTCATACCTGTTTTGTTAAATTGCCTATCGTAACACTAGTTTTAGTTCTAGTTGTTTGCTGGGTATCCCGAGGATGAGGGAAAGTAAATACCAATACTTTCTAAAAATAGCACGATTAGTATCCACCCGAGCGACCTGTCCCCGACGCGCTGTAGGATGTGTTATTATCAATCGTCATGGACACATAAAAGCTACAGGCTATAACGGAGTACCCCGAGGATTTCTCCATTGCATACATACTCCTTGTGGAGGACATGACTCCGAATCAGGAAAAAATCTAGATTCTTGCATGGCAACACACGCAGAACAAAATGCATTACTCCAATGTAATAACACTATGAGGATAGATACAATATTTCTAACAACAGCTCCCTGCATTACTTGTGCTAAGCTAATAGGTAATACGAGTTGTAAGACTGTAATCTATTCCGAGAAATACTCAGATCGTTCAGGAATAGAAATGCTAAACAAATTGGGGATACAAACAAGATATGAAGGAATCGACGATCGAGAAGAAAGTAAGTGAGTATGCAAAATCGAAAGGCTGGCTAAGCTATAAATTTGTATCACCTTCAAATAGGGGTGTACCTGATAGGATATACCTCAAAGGAGGGGAGTGTATCTTTATAGAATTTAAAGCACCGAAAAAGAAGCCTACAAAATTACAAGATAAAATTATTGAACGGATTAGAAATGAAGGTATTTTGGTATATATCATTGATAATATCGATGAAGGCAAAAATATTTTTATCAAATAGGGTTTACAAATAGTCAAATTATGATATAATGGCTCTAACATCAACAATTTTGAAGATGTTAATAAAAGGATAAAATGATGAAAAAATATCAAGTAGTAAGTTACGACAATGAACCCACAGCCTTCTTCGGACACATTTGCTATACTGAGCCAGCAGAGACTTTAAAAGAAGCGAAAGTCATCGCTAAGAAGTGCATCAAGCGAGGAGACCTCCGCGTTAGTATTCGCCAAGACAATGAAGGTAAATATCAAGAAGTTTTAAGATATGCTGACAAGATCTAACTTACACGAATACCAAAACAAAGCACTTGCGTTTATTAAGGATAAGCGTAAGTGCGCTTTGTTCTTGGATATGGGCTTAGGTAAAACTGTTAGTACTCTCACCGCAGTGTCAGACATGCTAGACGACTTCTCTATTAATAAGATACTAATCATTGCTCCGTTACGAGTTGCCAATACCGTTTGGAAACAAGAAGCCCAGAAATGGGATCACCTTAAACATCTTAATTTCTCTCTTGTCACAGGCTCAGGTAAAGAAAGAGCTAAAGCTATTGAAGCTGAAGCAGACATCTACATCATCAATCGAGAAAATGTTAGGTGGTTAACCGAAGGTCATGAAGGTCTAGGTAAATCGACTATCAAATGGAAGTGGAAATGGGATATGCTGGTTGTGGATGAGTCTTCATCTTTTAAATCCCACAAATCCCAAAGGTTCAAAGCCCTACGTAAAATGACGAAGCATCTCAAGAGTGTAGTATTACTAACGGGCACACCGAGTCCAAATGGCATTGCAGACCTTTGGTCTCAGATGTATCTCCTTGACAACGGGGAGAGACTAGGTAGGACTTTAGGTAACTTTAGATCTAGATTTTTAACCCAAGAAGGTTACATGAGCTACACCTATCGTCCAAGGAAAGGTGCAGATAAAGAAATACAGAAATTAATCAAGGACGTTTGTATTACTATGAGCGCAGAGGATTACCTAGAATTGCCCGAAAGGATTTCACTAAGTGAATATATCGAATTACCAAGTAACGTGCAAGCACAGTACAATGAGCTAGAAAAAGAGTTCTTATTAACTTTAGAATCAGGCGACGTGGAAGCTTTAAGTGCCGCTGTTCTTGGTAACAAACTCCTCCAAGTATGTAATGGTGCAGTTTATGACACTGAAGGCGTAGCACATACTATCCACGATCTAAAACTTAAAGCACTTAAAGAAATTATCGAAGATCATCCGAATGAGAACTTTTTAATAGCATACAACTTTAGATCTGATCTCGTACGTCTCTCTAAAATGTTTCCGCAAGGTGTTACCTTATCCAAATCCACGGAGGAGATCGATAAATGGAACAAAGGAAAGATAAAGCTATTGTTTGCACACCCTGCTAGTGCAGGACACGGTTTAAACCTACAGGCAGGTGGATCAAACATCGTTTGGTTCGGATTAAATTGGTCACTGGAGTTATACCAACAATTTAATGCAAGGTTACATCGGCAGGGTCAGAACAAACCCGTTAAGATTATCCATATCGTCGTTAAGAAAGGTATCGACGAGAAGGTAATGAAAGCTTTAGGATCTAAAGCTAAGACACAGAAAGATCTATTAGAATATTTAAAAAGATAAAAGGGGAATAAAATGAGTGAGACATTAATCGATTTTCAAATAGGCGAAGACTATTCTAACCTCAGAGGAGGTTTTAAAGTTGAGGCTCTTAACGAGTTTTATAGAGTCATTAATAAAAAGACTATGAGTATTGAACACCTCATACCAAAAGACAGAGAGGGTGAAGAAGTTTATAAAAAGAATAAGCAAGTCGCAAAGGTTATTGATGATATACTAAAACTAGGCAAAGACTTTACCTTTAAGACCGAAGTTTACGGCAAATACGGTTATTATGAGGAGGAATTTACTTACAATTTTACTGTCTATGCTGAGGACCATTTGTCCGATGAATTGGGTTATTATAAGGAAAATGAATGCAAGGATTTGAAAAGATAAATACAGAAATAGAAAAGTTAAAAAATAGAATTATAAAACTTAGAGGGGTTGAGCCTAAGTCGGGTGTGGAAGAAAGAGGTATTTCTAAAACAACTAGGGATTTAGCTAGTAAGATTATAAGTCTTGAAAGAAAGAAAAGATATGGCCGTTAAGCATACTCATGAACAATGCCAGATGTGCGTTAAGGCTATTCGCGATTTAGTTGAAAAAGCTTACGTGATAGAGGATAAAAAGATTAGGCATCACCATTTGGAGAATACCTTACAACTTTGTGATCAGCTATTAAGGGAACCTACAAAATAACTCTCCTCGCATAAACGAGGAAGAAAAAACAAGGAGAGTTAAAGTGTACCGGGATTAACTATTTTAAGAAGGAGATCTTTATGAAAAAAATTAGCTGGTACACAATTACATTATACCCCAGGAGAAGATATGGTACTAAAGATTTTTACTTTGTCAGATGGCAGTCAATGGAGTGCAAAATCAGCTAGCGATAAAATAGGTTGTAGTGTTTCTTGCATGCGCCAAAGACTGATTACTCATAAAGATCCCGAGATAGTTTTTAGACCCCTACCCGGCGGTGACTCACTAGGATCTAAATATAAGAAAAGGGTGTACACTTTAACAGAAGGTGACACCGAGTGTTTTACTGGAACTGCTCGGGATATAGCCATTAAATGGAACTTGAGCGAGTCAACCGTTTACCATCGACTACGAAATGGCAATAGAAGTGTTAATATAATATGTAAGAAGCCGAACAACAGTAAAGCAACAGCTACCAAACGAGCGACACCAACGATTAAGCCTAGCGAGTTGATCTTGTCCCGTAATTTCTTCGACCCATTATCTAGGCTTTTACTGAAGGTCTGTTAAGAGCGGTGGGCAATGGGTGAAGTCCGACTGATAATGCAGACTTAATTAATTATCCAAATACTACGGTTTTTTGGGTGTTAATAAAAGATAACTACTGCGAAGAACCTACTCTTTACAGTTGCAGTCACAAATCAAAGGTGACTGTGGCTTTGTCATTTGCATCATCTGCTTTGGCATTGCCATTCCTTGTTGCATCCATTCACTAAAAAAGGCGTAACTAGCAGTAGCTACTATCATTCCTATTAAAAACACTGCACTACATTTGTTCATCATCTTTACGCCTTCTGTATTTATTCTTAGCCTCATTATACCCCCACTTTTTAGTCAACAGAGGGGTGAATATATTAGTGACGAATAGGAATGCTATGAATGCGTATAAAGCATTCATACCCCAAGAGGTAGCAACGTGGGCTACAGCTTGTGTTTTAGTCTTAATGTCCTTTATTTCTGGTTCCTTAGGCAATACTTCATCAACTGTGATGCTTGTGGCTAGGTTTGCTATAGCCGGAATAGGTCCTGCTACGACGTATGTGACTGCGGTTGTAGCACTTGTTTTTGCTACGTTTTTAAACTTCATAGATTCACATCCCGTTAATAGGAATACTAGTAGTAAGCTACTTCTCCACACTCTTAGCCCACTTATCTATCTTGGCCATAAAGAAGTTGCAGAAGTATTTAATCTTGTTCAGTATCGTTACTTTTAAAAATCGTCCATTTCTATCTCTTATTATCTTTCCAGTTCTCATCTTATACCTCAAATTTAACTGCATAACAAGTAAGGGTACATCAACCAGCAGTCGGGGATGAGTACTATCTCGTATATCGATGTCATTTCTTATCTCTCACCAAAGTAAACAATTCACCAAGCATTGACTTGATCTCTTTAATGTCATCCTTATAATCTGTCTTCATTACAAATTCTTTAGGTAGGTCATTCTGACAAGAGTTCATATTATGCTCAAGGTCTTTAATATCTTTCATCACTGTCTTCACAACACCACCTGTTATTGCTGTTAGTATTGAGACAAGTGCTAGTACAATGTCTGATAATTCCATACAATTCCTTTAAAAGAGTTCTAAGACCCCAAGTTATTGAGCTTCTTCAGCTTCCTTATTAGTATTCCAGCCAACCTGTAATAATATACTTAGTACCACCTATTGGTGGGTTTCCTCTGTGTAAATGGGTGTAAGCAGCAGGGAATATACAAACACTACCTTTCTTTGGTTTTAATCTTCTTTGCTGATACAAAAACTCTGTTTCACCTGCTTCAAAATCATCGTTTAGATAGACTGTGAAGGCAGCAACTCTTTGCTGTGTCAATCTATCGCCATTTTCACAATGCCATATATGATAACCCTCTGACGGCGTTGTTTTCTGTAGTTTCAAATTGAATATTGATAAATCAGCACACGCATCACCCGGCATATAACTCTTTTTATAGTGTTCAAAACAGCCACTTGACCAAAAGTTGTCGCTGAATATGCGAGCGTGCTTCTCAAAATGCTC